TTCTTGAGTTCGTCAATCTGAGCTACGGAAGTAGCCGCGATAAGAACGTCATCAATGTTGATAACACGCTCACGATGTTCGATTGCCGTCGGATACTTAGTTCCGTTAGTCATCTCAAACACATCCTCACCGGGAGTGTGGTATTTTGCTGTCGCAATACCCGTAACTGGGAATTGCGCCGACTTACCGCTCGAAATAGTCCGAACGGTGTGAAGCTCTTTCATGACGTTCGATTCTTCGAAGGCATTAAGCACCTCGTTCGCGAACACCTTCAAGAAAAGAGCGTCCGTTGCCCCAGCGGACATTTCCTGTCCGATTCTTGACGGGGTAATAGTTCCATTAGCCATAATGGTTGATTCTTTCTAGTTAAGATTAAGTGGTTTCCTTTTTAGAAACCGATTGGTTTCTTCGTGTCCTCTTTCACATCGTTCACTCGTCAGCGTTATCCTTTCGGGCGCTATCGGTTACTAGGCTGCTACTTCAGACAGAAAAGTCTTTATCCCACTGGCGTATGCTCGCGCCAGTTGGGTGCGGGATGAGCGGAATATCTCCCACTCTCGTTCATTGGTGCCGAAGAACGGCTCGCAAATCACGGCAGGACACTTGGTCTTCACCAAGAATGCCCCGCCCCGCGAAAATTTTTTGAGAGGCTTTATGCCTCGGTCGGTTGTGTCGTATTCGGTCAGAACCTCTCTCTGGAGAAGTCCTGCCAGTCTTTTGCCGGGCGCAGACCTGTGGTAGTATAACATCTCACAGCCCTCTGCGGACGCTGTGGCGGCGTTGAAATGAAGCTCAACGGCCACTGTGACCCCGTCCACCTTCAGTGTGTGGGCCAGCCACTTCATGGCAGAGGTGTATGCGTTCCCGTGGTATTCGTCGTAGATTATGGAATCAATGCCATGACCATGTAGATACTTCTTAACCAGAGCCGCCACGCGCACGTTGTAAGTCCACTCAGGGACTCCAGACACGCTGCTGGCCCCCATGTCTCGGGGTCTGGAATGCCCCACACAGAGGCCTACGATATCAACGGTTTTCGAGGTCGTTGATGTATCGGAGGAGTTCTCCGATTGTCTCCTTTTCCTCAGACGTGAAAGAATGCTCTTCCAGCTTTCCAATAAAGTACGGAAGTTCACTTCTTTTAATCGTCGTGCACCCAACGATTGATGCGCTCGTTATTACGATTATGGCGGCGCTTTTTAACCGCGCTAACATACTCATCCCTAACCTTGAAAAACAAACCTGCCAGCTTAGGGAACTGAATCAATAAACTGACAATTAGTTTAACCATTATCTACTGATTGGCCCTTTGCGGACCTTTTTCTTTTTAGTTGGGGAGAAGTGGTCTAAGCCAACACCCTTAGCTTTCTTCTTCGAGATTTTAAGAGCCGCTCGCATAGCTTGCCCATGCTCTGAGTGTTTTACTTCTTTATCTAAACTCCACTCCCTCGTAGCTCCCGGTCCAATTACGATTTGACCCCGTCGCCCCCGTTTACGGTCACGGCTTTTTTTAGCTCTAGGGGTCCGCAGCGGCCTTGGCAAGCCGGGTTCTTTATTGTGTTGCCCCGCCATTTTACTCGCTCTTGGCTTTTCCTACGTTTAGCGCCAACCACGATACCACCTTGCTGACCTTAGCCACGAAGACGTTGTCGCTGTCGTTAGGTGTCATCGTAGCAACAATACTGGCAATGGTAACAATGCCAGTGAGAACTCCGATAATGGCTTCCTTGTTTTCAGCAAACCACGTTAATGCTTCAGCCATGTCTAGTCGATGTTGATGTCAAGACTGGCGGCAGGAGCAACGCTGACGCCGCCCCATGGAGTGGATACAGCACAGGAGGTAAGAGCTACACTCAGGACTGCGATGAATAAGATAAGGAACTTCATGATTTTATATGTTGGATATTGCTAGTCTGCGTTCGACCTCTTTGCGGAATGCTGGGTCGTTTTCGTATTTCTTTTTCCCGCTCGCGTCTCTCTCAGACATTGCTGACAGAACCTGCGCTCGGCTATCGAAAGGTTTGCTGCTGGACCCTTGGGTCCTGCCTAGAATCAGCGCCGGGTTTGTCCCATTCGCTGTCTCGTATTTGGACTTGAGCCAGTCAATAGCGAGCTGTGCTTGCTCCTTTGTTCCGGTCTCAAGTGCTCCGTTGTAAGCATCAAGCTGCGTTTCGGAAAGCTCTTCAGCCGCCCACTCAGCCATCTCGCCGTAAACTTCCCGGCCCCCTGCTGCGTTCATAAGCGCGTCCTCTTCAGAGGTCTGTAAGGCGCTCTGCCCCGCAATATAAGAATCAACCAACTCACGACCCAACCCGGCTTTAGCCAAGGCGTCGTAAGTCATATCGCTTAGCTCCCCGCTCTCCTGCCATTCAGTGGAAGCGGATTGGATTGCCTCGTTCTGGCTCTCTGAGCTTTGGCTTTCATCAGGAGACTCCGTTGGTGGGAGGTCTTCTGCTTCGCCAGTATCCGTATTTGAGCCAAGTTTTGACTCAAGGTTGTTGTATGCCTGTGCCAAGTCTTCGGGAGACTTGAACTTTTCGGGCAACCACTCAGGGCGGTCGCTGGCCGCTTCTTCGTCGGGGATGTTCGCTGCTTCCTGTTCAAGAGTTATATTCTCGTCAGGCGTTGGGTCGTTGATTTCGTATTTGTCGGCCATGTTGTATTATTCCTCTGCTACTGGGGCTTCCTCCGGGGACTCAGCCATAGCATCTTGCGCGATGTTGCCCAAGGCCGCTGCTCCTTGAGGAGCTGCTTTCTCAGCCATAGACATCATTTGCGCTTGCTGCATTTCTTGTTGTATTTCTTCTTGTGTCTTAACAAGCCCTTGAGTCTTGATGCCAAGACTTGTGGCTCTCCGCTTAAAGTATTCTTCCACATTAACATACTGTTGTATGGCTTGTGGACCAATAACTTGAGCAGCACCAGCAAGAAATAGGTCGAGCTTCTGAAGGTCGTTCCCCCGGCCCAAAGCCTCAATGCCTGTAATTATTACAGGGGTCACTAGGTCTTTAGGCAACTTGGGGAGCTTCTTCTGTTTGCTCATGACATCCATGACACGGTTCACCATGGGCAACTGAAGCTCGTTACTAAGCAGCGAATAAAGACCACCAAGGGCTGACTCAAGCTCCAAGGTCAGCATCCGAATCTCTTCGGCGGTGACCCTTTCCGCGTTCCTGACAACGCCTGAAGTAAGCAGGAATGCGTGTCCTAGTCGGTCTTTGATGGTATTGATTGTTTCAGCTGCAATGCGGAAGTCGTTAAACTTGTCCAACTGAAGGACAGAGACATCAGCCGCATTACCTTGAGTAATGGCCCCGTTAGGGCTCTCAGCCAATGTCTTCGCTCTGGTCGTCCCGTTGGGGTTGACCAAGAACAATACTTTTGCAGCAGCAGCAGAACCCTCCACGATAGCCTGAGTCAATTTCTCAAGGCTTATAAGGTCCCCTAAATATTCTTCCACATATCCCCTTCCATAATCCTCTCCGTCAATCTTGGAAAAGCGCAGGGGGATGTAGGGTGATTTTCCTTTTTTGAATGTTCCTTCAGAGCCCTCAACAACGGCTCCTTTGATTTCTTGGTGAACCACCCAGTCGTTCCCGTGGAGACAAACGGAGGTGAACAAATCACACTCCTTGTCAGGGCCAGCACCATCGCGCACGCCAGCAGCGGCTTTAAGCTCATCGCTGAGCGTGTCGTAGGCGAGGGTCTCCTTGGTTATAATCTTCAGCGGGTTGCCCATCGGGTCACGTTGAACAACATACCTGTCCAGATGGAAGACCCTCAGGCCTCCACCCTCAGGCAAATACAACAAAGAATTACCACTAACAATGAGGTGTTTAATAGCTTCGTGAATGCCTACCCGGTAAGACTGGCGGCTCACCTCTTCCATGACCGACTCTTCAACTTTCTGAAGAGCGGACTCCATCTCGCCAATGATATCTTCCGTAGCGCCCTCTTGGCGCAAGACGTGCTCGTCAAAGTTAAGACGAAAGAAGGGCGCATTGGGGGCTAGGAGGGCCAGCAGGAGCTTTGAAGCCAAGTTGTTAACCCCTCTAGCGCCTACGCCTTGGAAGGGCGTGTTGAGCCTTGCGTGGGCATTGTGGCCCTCTTCTGGCACCAAGTAGGGTAGGGTCAGCTTTGCGGCGTCTCTTGCTCTGTAAAGAAAAGGATTACGTCCCCCTTCAAGAGCAATGTATTGCGCCTCTGCGGTTGTAGCTTGCATTAGTCAGGTAAATCAAAAAGTGGGTCGTCAGGAAACAGCGGGTCCTCGGGCTCTGGTTCCGGTGGGTTCCGCAACGCATTGCGTTTTGCCCAGTAAGTCTCCCTGTCGAGTTCCTCTACGGTTCCGGCCTCGATGGCTGCAGTAATGACAACCTCGTCGTCCTCGGCAAACCTCCACCCGTCAATCGCTATGATTCCCCATCCGTCCTCTTCGTGGGGGAGCCACTCAAACAACTGTAGCCCACGCTGCGTCGTCTCGTTGGGAAACCCACGCGAAGTGTCCACGTATTGAGTCAGTGCCTCGTAGGCGTCAGGCTCTACGCGGAAATAGCGGCTGAGTGGTTCAGGCATTTTATTGAAGAACTCCGTTTAGTGTGATTGTCCAAGCAGGTGAGCGTCCCTTGAGAACCCCAACGGCAGTTGCGACAGAGGGAGTCCCTGACGTTGCGTCATAGTCTATCGTGATGTCTGGGCCGCTTGCAGGGGCCGCGACTCCAGATGTTGCGATGGAATTTAGGATGTTCTCCACTGAGGTGGCGGTGAGTGACGAGCAGTAGTCCCATGCCTGAAGAAAGCAGTTGGCATCTAGGGTTCCCGGAGACCAGTAGTCGAACATGTTAGCGGGAAAATCTTCCAAAGAAGTGCAATAATACCAGCAGTAGCTGAAATTTCTCCCGCTTGAGAGGTCCAGTTCGCTTGGAAATTCGGTCAATGAAGTGCACTCCCGCCAGCTTTGACTGAAATGTGTGCCGCTCGATAGGTCTAACTCGCTTGGAAAACTTTCGAGTGAAGAGCACCCCTTCCAACTGTAACCGAAATTTATCCCGCTCGACAGGTCCAGCTCGCTTGGAAATTCTTCGAGTGAACTGCACCCGTACCAGGAGAGGTAGAAACTTGTCCCGCCCGAAAGGTCCAGCTCGCTTGGAAAACTTTCGAGTGAATTGCAACCACGCCAGCAGTGACTGAAATCTGTCCCGCTAGACAGGTCCAGCTCGCTTGGAAATTCTTCGAGTGAAGTGCAACCACGCCAGCAGTTACTAAAATTTGTCCCGCTTGAGAGGTCCAGTGTGCTGGGAAATTCGGTGAGTGAAGTGCACTCCCTCCAGCAGAGGGAGAAATCTGTCCCGCTAGAGAGGTCCAGTGTGCCGGGGAATTCTTCGAGTGAAGTGCACCCGTACCAGCAGGAACCGAAATTTGTGCCGCTTGAGAGGTCCAACGTGCCGGGAAAATCTTCCAGTGAAGTGCACCCGTACCAGCAGGCAAAGAAATTTGTCCCGCTAGATAAGTCCAAAGTGCCGGGAAAATTTTCGAGTGAACTGCACGCATACCAGCAGTAACTGAAATTTGTCCCGCTCGAAAGGTCCAGTTCGCTCGGAAATTCTTCGAGTGAAGTGCACGACCGCCAGCAGTGATTGAAAGAGGTTCCGCTTGATACGTCAAGTAAGGGGAATGAGGTAAGTGAACTGCAACTATACCAACTGTAACTGAAATTTGTCCCGCTCGATACGTCAAGTAAGGGGAATGAGGTAAGTGAATAGCAATAAGCCCAACTATACTGGAAACTTGTGCCGCTTGAGAGGTCCAGAGCGCTGGGTAATTCGCTTAGTGAACTGCAACCATACCAGCAGCCATAAAAATTTGTGCCGCTCGATAAGTCAATCTTGGGAAATTCGCTTAGTGAACTGCAAGACTCCCAGCAGGAACTGAAATCTGTGCCGCTCGACGTATCAATCTTGGGGAATTCGGTCAGTGAAGTGCAAT